CAAGACCGATTGGCAAATCGAATCGGCTAACGGGCGCATGACGCCCACAAAGGTGGGGCTCGCGCCGCAGCAACGCGACGGTATCGAGTATGAGTTCACGCTCGTCCTCGACATCGACATAAAGCACCGCGCGAGCGTGAGCAAGACGCGCTTCGCGGATATCGCAGACCGCACGTTCGACACGAACGAGACGAGGCAGGCAGCCCAGCAGGTGCTCGCGTGGCTCAAATCGGGCGAGGTGCAGGACACCTACAAGGACGACGTGCGCAAGCGCATAGCCGACATGCCGCACGAGAAGCGCCACGCCCTCAGAACATTGTGGGACGCGAAGGGGCTGCCCAAGTTGGACAACCTCTCACTAAACGACAAGGAATCGGTCGAGGAACTTTTGAGCCTCGCCAACTAACCATAAGAGGGGGTGGGGTAATCTCACCCCCTCTCAACACAACTCAAAAGGGGGCAAATGTCAGTCGAGGCGATCAGCGCCGTATTACACAACAGCAAGGCAACAGGCACGAGAAAGTTAGTTCTGATAGGGATCGCGAACCATGAGGGTGACGGTGGGGCTTGGCCCACAATTGACACCCTAGGAAAGTATGCGGGGTGCACCCGCACAACTGTCAAAGACGCGATTCGTTGGTTGGTGAAAAACGGAGAATTACAAGTCTTTCCGCAAGCAGGCGGTAATGCCAACACCCGACCTGACCGCAGACCAAACCTCTATAAAGTTTTGGTGAGACCGTACGGGGGTCGAGTATCTGACTCCCGTCGTCAGAACGACGGTCGTAATGAGCTCACACGGGGGGCAGAAATGACCTTAGCGGGGGGCGAAGGGTCGCCCCCTAACCGTCCTATAGAACCGTCCCTATTAGAAATAGATTTCTCCATAACGACTACTTTTGATAGGTTTTGGTCAAACTACCCAAGAAAAACCGCAATAGGAGCAGCGCGCGATTCTTTCGCGAAGGCAATCCGTAAAGGTGTGTCGCCGTCCAAGATGATTGACGCTGCGGCTAGATTTCGAGATGATCCAAATCGCGAGGACGAGTTCACACCCCACGCCTCAACATGGTTAAATCAAGGTCGCTACGATGATGGGCCATTGCCAGAAAAAGCAAAAACAAAGGCACAAGTCAGAAATATTCAAGAAATTGAAAGAACAAAGCAAATCACTCATCAGGTCAAAAGAACAATCTCGCCTGCGATAGAATTAGAACTATCAGCACTTCGAAAAAGATTGGGAAGGTTCGAACATCAGGAGAACACCCATGAAACGTCGAAGGCGCAAAACTAATATCACTCAAAAAGTCCGAAGGACTGTTTTATTTAGGGCAAAACATCGCTGCGAAAGGTGCGGAGATCTAATCAGTGATTTCTACTCGATTCATCATCGAAAGCCTCGGGGTATGGGGAGTGCCCTTGAAGAGATCAATCAACCCTCCAACTTGATGCTGCTTTGTGGGTCGGGTGTCTCTGGATGTCACGGTTGGGTCGAAAGCAATAGAAAAGAGGCAATGCGAGAGGGCTTCCTCGTCTCGCGTTACGACGATCCGTGCCACGTGCCAGTGATAACGCCTTGGGGTCTGACAAAATATCTGAGTGATGACGGTGGAATTGAAATACGAGGCCAGACCTTGGACGCTGAATGAAGAAAGAGCAGGTCATAGATATCAGCGGGCGAGTCGCACTAAGAAATGGCGTAGGGTGTTTTGCGACTTGGCAAAATCAGCAGCCACACCTTGTTTAACGAACTGCACCGTCACCGCAACCCCTTACCAACTCCGAGGACGGATGCAGGACGTGGCGGCGTGTGTCCCTGCTGTGAAAGCAGCGATCGACGGATTAGTGGACGCAGGCGTTTTAGTTGATGATTCTCCAAAATATCTTCACGCCATTGTTTTCAACCAACCTCGAAAAGGCAAGCCCGCATTGCATCTCAGAATCGACGGCGATCTCGCGACCGAGGGGCAGACCTCGAAAACCGATTCCGGTCGGAATCGAGGCGACACTCATGGAGTTGGGCGCGATCACGACAAAAATCGCTGACTTGCAACGACAAGTGGTGGAGTTGAGTAATCAACGTAAGAAACTAACAACAATCGCGAGACAGGCGGGAGCGTCTACGGGAACTATTGCGGAAGCCTGTGGCTTACGTAGGGGTTCATACCCCGTTCGTAAGTGATCACCCGGAGCGTCGAAATTGACGCCCTGAAACTCGACCCTGAGAACGCCCGGCAGCATTCTGAAGATAATTTGATTGCGATTGCTAACAGTCTCAAAAAATTTGGACAGCGAAAACCAATCGTCGTCTGGCAAGGCTTCGTGCTCGCCGGAAACGGCACGCTCGCGGCGGCACGTAGTCTGGGCTGGAAAACCATTGAGGTGGCATACGCGCCCGCCGAATGGTCAGCAGATGAGGCGCGGGCATATTCATTGGCGGACAATCAAACCGCGACGTTGGCTGAGTGGAATGATTCGGATCTGTGGACGCAACTGATTGATCTTGATGCCAATGGCTACGAGATGACCGATTTCGGTTTCGACCCTCTGGAATTCAATGGGGTGACTCAGGCTGACATACACAACGAGGACGACGCTGAATATGAAACCGTCATTCGATTCGCGAACGCACAAGATAAGACGGACTTTTTTCAACTGATCAAAAGAAAGGTCGCAAGGCAATTATGGTGGCCAAGAAAACCAAAGGAAAGGGCAGAATGAGTAATGCCTTAGAAGTTGAGCAGGTTGATATTGCAGACCTACTCGTGGATGAAAAAAATGTTCGTAAGCACTCGGAAAGAAACATTGAAGCAATCGAAAGCAGCCTTCGTCGCTTCGGTCAACGCCGTCCGTTGGTAGTTTGGAAGCAACAGATTATTGCAGGCAACGGGACGGTCGAGGCGGCGCGGCGTCTTGGTTGGACATCCATATCAGTCACCCGCGTACCCGATGAATGGACACGCGAAGAAGCGACTGCCTACGCAATCGCAGACAATCGAACGGCGGAACTTGCTTCTTGGGACGATGAAGCATTGTTGGCAAATCTCAACGAACTTCGAGGCTTTGATCTTCTAGAGGTCACGGGTTTTGGGTCGGTAGATCTTGATGACCTCGCCGTAGACATTGAAGAACTAGCCGAAACACCCTCAGGCATCAAGCAGACCCTGAATCTCAAGGAATACGTCTCACGATACGCTGACGCGACTGTTCGTATTCTTATGGCTGAATACCCCAATGATGTTTACGTGTGGGTGATTGATAAATTGACGGCTGCTCGGGAAACCTTAAAATTAGACTCCAATGCCGAAACAATTGCCGCCGTTTTGGGGGCTTTTGTCGGGGAGAAGCCACCCGAATTCAAGGAGTGACCTTGTCTGTTCCAATTCGACAAGCCCACCGGGTGATGACGGTTGCGCAGGCAGATGACTTGGTTGGAACTTATGTCGCTGACGTGGCGGCCAACGTTCAAGACGAGGGGCTTTGGTATGACGAGGACACAAATGAGCCCGTGTTGGCTTACCTACCGTTGTCCGAGGGTGTTGAGGAGTTAAGGGCCGCCGTTCGGGACATTAAATATTCGCAAACCGTTCGTCAAACAACGGGCATGCGCAATGATTCGCGTACGTTCGGCATGGCCCCACGAAAGCCCTACCAGAAAAGAGAATCTTGTAAAGCCACGAGCTTGTCCTACGAAAACCCGCAGTCGCACGCTGTGTTGGTAGCGTTAGCAAAAACTTGCGCTGATGTGCTTCATGATCTCGTGCCTAGTCAATATCAGTCAGACTTATCTGCGATTCAGGACATTGACAATGCTTGGCGAATCACCGATGACGCGCTCTGGACTTCGGGTGTTGTCAATAAATCATCATCCCTACCCTACCATCGCGATGGGTTTAACTTTGCTACTTGGTCAGCGATGCCAGTCGTTCGACGACACATGGACGGAGGATTTCTCAACATCCCCGAGTTCAATTTGACGGTGAATTGTCGAGACGGGTGGGTAGTTTTATTCCCGGGCTACAAGTATGTGCACGGAGTTACACCCATGCGACCGACGAAGGAGGGCGGTTATCGGTTTTCAGTTGTCTATTATGCATTAAAGGGGATGAAGGATTGTTTTACTTATGCTGTTGAGACGGCGAAAGCAAGAGAGAGAAGGACGGAAAGAGAGGAACATCTAGCCAAGGTACTAAAAGGCGAGGCTGAATTTCGTGTGAGCACAGGCGTGGCTAAATTAAAATCGTTAAGAGACAAAAAACAAGATATACGCGTTAAAAGCGTGTGACTTTAGAACCTTGGACGGTTGATTCTAAGAAACTAGCCGATCTTGTCACATTTGCGAGATTGGAAGTGGAATCCGGCGACCTAGAGCCTTGGGCGGCGTTGATTGGCGACCTACGGCAGCGCAGTATCTTGGATCGCGAGCAGACCCTTTGGCTGATTAAACTCTACAACGCTTACGACGCCATAGCGTCTGCCTGGAAAGTCTTTCGACTTTGGCAACATCCGATGGATTGGGTCACGTCTGCGAACGCAACCGAAGCAGCGAATTTCCCGTGCACGCAAGAAAGACGAAACCTACGTGGTGGACGGGTCTTAAGGCACTTAGCAGATTACGCGCACCACATCTCCGGCCCACAAGAGCCCTGGCTGCGGCAAACGTTACTCTATGACGATGAAGAGGCGGATTACCGTCGATTGATGAGCCGCACTCGGATGATCTGGGGTGTGGGGCGGCAGACGGCTTTTGAGTGGGCGGAGTTTTTAGGAAAAGCCTCCAATTTTCCGGTGCATGCAGGGGACGCGGAACTTTGGGAATCTGAAGGCCCGAGAAGGTCGCTACAAAAACTATATGGCAACCCCAAGCCCTCGGCGGCGTGGCTAGACAGGGCGGCAACTCACGCCAAAAACCACTTGGCGGATAACGGGGTGCACCTGCCATGGGAGGACTTCGAGACGGTAATCTGCGATTTCAACGTGATGAGAGACGGTCGTTATTATGTGGGACGACACTTGGCGGCATTACGAGAGGAAATCGAGGAAATCGACGGCAATGACCACGAAATCTTGATGACCTCATGGCGTCGAATTGTCCCGTCAAAGTGGCAAGAGATTCCACCAGGAATAAACAAGGAACACAAGACAATTTATCGAGACACGGGAGTAATTAGGAGTAGGCCTTGACGATAGACAGCAAAGAGATAGCCAAATTCATGGCTGCGTATGCCAAAAATCACGGGGCAGGCGCTTTCGCGACCCCATTGCCTGATGAAATCAGCAAAAACCCGGAGATGATTCGACAGTGGACGAGCGACAATGAGCGTGTGGTCGTTGCCCAAAAACGCTTGAGCCGACACAGCACGCGCACCGATTTCACGGGGCGAAAATTTGTTTTGCCTGCCGGCTCCAACATCATCACGCACTTGGCTCGCACGCCAAATGCCGCGATCCCCGACTTATCCGATTACGATTACATCAACGGATATTTAGAGGACTTAGGTTTGACTGCGTCAATGATTGCTGCCAATCGAAGGACGACTGCGGTACGGGTCTCTGCAAGCAGTGAATTAATCGGCGTCTGGGCTTTCGCAGGAAACGGATACACCTATTCACACGCTGATCACAAGACTTTCACGAAGGTGGACGTGCCGACCCCTTTACCTCTTGATGACATGCGCAAAGAGGTCGCGGAAGTGCAAGCGTGGCACGACGACTTTCCCTACTATTCTGACGGCACTTGGAGTGCGGTTTCGTTAAGAGGTTATAAGCCGGATGACCCCTCGTGGGGCGTCAAACCGTCAGAGATGCCCAAAAAATGGCTTGATGAACACCCTGATGCTGTTGACTTAGAGTGTGATTGGACAACCCTCGCAGCCCGCACCCCCGTCATCGTGAATTGGGTAAAAAGCATTCCTTGGATGCAGAATCTAGAGCGAGTGCGTCTATTTCGAATGGACGCGAAAAAAGGTGGGGGCAAGTTGGGTCGTCACTCGGACATTCAAGACAAAGCAGTGGGCACGAAAGACGGTTGCCTTGCGCGTTTTCACATTCCGATCGTGACGCACCCCGATATCACAATGACCGCCTGGCGTTTCAACGGAACATCAACTCGCGCACATCTCGCTGAGGGCGGGATCTACTACTTAGACACCCGAAAGCCCCATGCGGTGGCTAACGATTCGCCCATCAATCGTGTTCACCTCGTTGTGGATGTGGTGGTGAATTCGGCTGTCAGAGATGTCATAAGCAATAGCATTGAGATGTGACCACCTCCATCTATTTAGTCGGTGAACCAGGCGTCGGTAAAACCACGCTTATGGCTGCGTTGACGGCCCGATTCGCAGTTGGGTCGGCGGTTCAACTAAACGGATTGCTTTGGGCTGAGCCTTTGAGTATCCAAAAAAAATGGGTTGGCTATCGTTTTGGAAAAACTCGCGACAAGTTTTCAGGAACGGACGCATTGGGCATGGCGGCCTGCCCTGACGCCGTGGATTGGGTCAGGTGGGCAGCCCTACCGAATTATTTGTTTGGCGAGGGTGCGCGCCTTGCCACCGGGAAGTTCTTAGACCTTTTGCACCAAAAGACGGATTTCACGCTAATCCACCTGGTTGCTGAGAACGCAGCCGATAGGCGGAAGGCGCGGGGCAGTAATCAGAATTCGGGTTGGGTGCGAGGTCGGATTACCCACGCAGCGAACCTCGCGCGCAACAATCCACAATGGCGGCAAGTCACGGTAGATACCACAACGGCTGACCCCGCTCACCTGGCAAACCACATCTGGAATCGTGTCTAAACCAGCCCCGCACATTGAGGACGATAAGGTGAAAAACTTTATTGCCGCGCTCAACACAGGTCATTATCTCGACCGAGCGGCGCGTCTAGCCGAAATCGCACCTGCGACCGTCTACCAATGGTTAGACAAAGGGGCAACTGCCCGACGTGACCTAGAGAATAATAAAGAAATTAGTAAGTCGCAAAAAAGTTATTTAGAGATTGCTGATGCAATTGTAAAAGCACGCGAGGCCGCCGCACATCGTGCTTTGGTGACAATACAACAGGCAGCGAAGTCGGGAACATGGCAGGCTGCCGCTTGGTATTTAGAAAGAACTGATCGTGAGCATTACGGTCGGGTAACACAATTCACAGGCTCGAAAGAAGAGCCACTTCGAATCGCGGTGTCGGTCGAAGAGGTGGAAAAACTTTTGAGCGAGATTGCGGCGAGAGACAATGACGAATGACAGCGAGTTTGCCAATCTTTTAACGCTTGATAGCAATATTCGCGCAAGGCGCATACAAAATCTATCGGAACGCAATCCGGAAGCCCTTATTCGACTGTATCAAATGGGTCTGCAATACAAAAACAATCCGTATTACAAATACTTGGACGACCCAATTGGGTTCGTGACGGACGGGCTGCGCGAAGAGTTGTGGTCAAAACAACGAGAAATTCTGACATCTTTATTAGAAAACAAGCGAACAGCCGTGCCCGCATGTCACGCGCCCGGCAAGTCTCATCTGGCGGCTCGCGTTGTTGCTTGGTGGGCGTCCGTGCACCCTCCCTCAGACACGCGAGTAGTCACGACCGCCACCAACTATCGTCAGGTGCGCGGCGTGCTATGGCCTCATATCCGTCGCGTGGCGCGCGAGCACAATCTCGCGGGCGAGGTTTTTACGACTGAGTGGCAAATCAACGGCGAGATCGTCGCGGACGGTTTCAGCGCCTACAATCACGATGAGACAGCGGTGCAAGGAACGCACGCCCCGCACTTGTTGGTCGTCGTCGATGAGGCGGGGGGCATCACGCCGACGTTGGGGCGCGCCCTTGAATCCCTGATGACGGGCGGTCACACGCGGCTCTTGGTGATGGGCAACCCGCCCGTGGACAGCGAGAGCAGTTGGTTCGAGCAGGTCTGCAATTCGAGCCTCTACAACGTGATCCCTATCGCGGCAAGGGACACGCCTAACTTCACGGGCGAGCCAATCGGCGACTGGGCAAGCAACCTCGTTGATCAGACTTGGGTGGACGACGTGGTGCAGCAGTTCGGCGCTGACAGCCCGTTCGTCGAAGCGCGGGTGCACGCGCGATTCCCCCGCGTCACCGCCAACCGCGTCGTGCCTTTCGATTGGCTGGAGCGCGCGGCTGAAATGGACGACCTTCCTCGCGGCGCCGTCAGGTTGGGCGTGGACGTTGCAAGCGACGGCGGCGACGAGTTCGCGATAGCCGAAGTGGACGGCATGAATGCGAGCGTGCTGCACAAGTCGAGCGGAGCGGCGAATGCCTCAGCGGTGGACGTGGCAGGGATCGTGCTGCAACATATCTTGGCTGCCGAATCGAAGCACCGAGAGCGCCAGACACCAGAGCCCGTGCGGGTCAAGATCGACGCGATAGGTGTCGGGTGGGGCGTGGTGTCGATCCTGCAGGCTTGGCGCGGCGAGCAACGCCACAACGCGGAGGTCGTGGGGGTGAACGTCGCCGAGCGGTCGAAGGACGCGACGAGGTTCAGCAACCAACGAGCCGAGATGTGGTGGAACATGCGCACGCTCCTGCAAATTGACGCCAACAACCCGCAGCCGCAGGTCAAGGTCGAGTTTGACCAAAAAACCACCGCGCAACTGACCGCACCCGTCTACAAATCCGACAGCGCGGGGCGCATACAAATCGAAAGCAAGAACGACATGAAGCGTCGAGGATTGGGTTCGCCCGATCGCGCCGAGGCGGTGCTGCTGGCACTGTATGAGCCGAGGCAGGTAATACCAGACTTCCAACCCATATCTATCGAAGGCTCAAACACGTGGGGCGCGCTCTGACGTTACTGACTTGCGGCAACAGCGATCTTAAACGCGACGGCATTTGGACTTGGTCACTGCCAGCGTGGGTCACGACTTTACCCGACGGTCGCGTCATCAACGTCTGTCCGTCTGCGGGTGAGTGCGCAAAGCCTTGTTACGCTCGCAAAGGCACTTACCAATTTTCTAACGTAAAACGCAAACACCAAGCCAACCTCATGCGCGTATTAGATGACCTGCCGAATTGGGAGGCAGAGATGATTGAGGAACTGCAGCGACCCAAGTTCGCTGGCAAGTACGTGCGCATACACGACGGTGGCGATTTCTTTAGCGAAGACTATCTGAAAGCGTGGCTGCGAATAATGCACACCGCGCCCAACACGAACTTTTACTGCTACACGAAAGAAGTGAAGATGTTCAAGGCGATAGTCGAGCCAGACCCGCCGCCCAACTTCGAGTGGGTCTATTCGTTTGGCGGCAGGCAAGACCACCTCGTTGAGGAAAGCGATCGACAATGCGACGTATTCCCCACACGGGAGGCGTTAGAGGTTGCGGGCTATCATGACCAAGCGGAGAGCGATCTCTTAGCCATACAGGGCCCACGTAAAGTAGGAATCGTGATTAATAATCACCGAGGCGCAGTAAAAAGTCTCGCGGGTCAATCATTTCGTCAAAGACAATCAGCGCGTCACTCTCGATGACTGCCCAGTTTGAATGGACGACTTGCCGGAAAAGCGAACCCGCCGCGTTTTCGTAGTAAGCACGGGTAATAATTAGGTTGTGGCAAGGGATAGAAAGCAGATGGCACCACTATTTAACACGCGCGACTACGAGTTCGCGCACGGCAAGAAACCGCGAGGCGACGGTTGGTGGGCATTCGTGCCAGCAGATTACGTCTGGAAGGGTGACATGCCGTCGGACGGGATCGCGTGGGTGGGCGGCACCTTCTCCGAGGCAAAGCGCGAGGTTGCCAAGCGCCACCCCGCGATTGATGTCTGGTCGGTGCTCTCCTGAA